TGTTATTTTTTTAAATTAAAAAACTAATTTACAATAAGATATTAAAAAGATATTAAAAGTATTATTTAAAATATATTTTGTACCTTTGAATTTAATAAGTGCATAACGCTATCGGTTTTCGGTAGTATCAGGATATATGCTAAGTGTGAGTTCGTCAAGCTTATTAATAAAATAAATGTTATGAAAACAAAAAGAAAGAGCTTAATAGACAAACTAGACAAAGAATTTAGTATTTTTATCAGGAATAGATATGCTAAAAACGGAATGGCTGAATGTATAACTTGTGGAACTATTAAAGAAGTAAAGCAGTTACAATGTGGGCATTTTATGAGTAGAAAACATTATGCAACTAGATGGGACGAGGATAATTGCCAAGTTCAATGTTATACTTGTAATGTAATGAGATACGGAGAGCAATATAAATTCGGTTTATATCTTAATGCTAATTATGAGAGTGATAAAGCAGAGCAATTATTAATAAAATCTAAGCAAACTTTAAAACTATCAGACTTTGATTTGGAGGAAATGATAGAAAAATATAAAATAATCAATAAAACATTTGCACATTAAAAAATTAATCATATCTTTGCTGAGTTCTGTTCTAGATTTAATCTAGTTTTGAGTTAATAACTCAGTTTTCTTTTAGTATTAAGGTGGTTGCTATTCATTTAGTAGCCACTTTTTTTATGTTTGAAACCCTTATAATTCCTACAATTTTAAAAATATTTGTATTTTTTTATTAAATTTATTTTTTTTATTAAAAATCTTTTTATAATTTTGTTGTGTTAATAATTTAAAACAGAACAAATGGAAACAAAAGACGAACATTTAGAATTTCTACTTTATAGGGTAGAAGCTATGGAAAAAGAGTTAGAGAGATTAAAATTAGAAAATCTTTATTTAGCTCAAAAATTAGAATATTACGATAATCGTAATGAAATACTAACTATTAATTATAATCATTTAAACTATGGAAACTAGCCAAGTTAAACAAGTCGAGCAAAACGGCTTATGGAATGGAATGAACAAATTTAAGGTAACCTTATCTAATGGTAAAGCTCTAACATTTTTCGCTAAAGGAGAATTTAGTGCTAAGATAGGAGATACTATTAATTATGAAGTTACAAACGAGCAGTATGGTAATGCTAAATTATTAAGAGATGCACCTAAAACATTTGTACCTCAGGAAAAAAAGTTCGATAGTAAGAGTGTAGATACTCAAACTAGTATTATTAGACAAACCTGTATTAAGGCAGCCGCTGAGTTTAATGCTCAGAGAACAGGTGTAGGAGTTCAGGATATTATTACAGATGCAGAGATATTATTTAATTGGGTAACAAATTTATAGAGATGGAAAATATATTAGTAAATGGTTTAATACCAAAAAAAGCAAAGCACGATTTTATCGTAACTAACTTACACTTTAACGTAGCAGAGTTTAGTAATTTTTTAATAGAGCATAAAGAATATATCGCTCAGAATAATGGTTGGCTTACTGTAGATATTTTAAAGTCTAAAAAAGATGCTGATAAGTTTTACGGAAAGATTACAAAATTAGATAAAAGAGCTGCGGTTCCTGCTTCAAGCCATATGCCTGATAGAGAGATAGCTGCAAAAGTAGATGATGATTTACCATTTTAATAATATGGGGTAGCTGTTATAGTTACCCCTTTTTTAATAAACATAAAAGATGCTAGTAGAAATAGAACAACAAATAGAATTATTAAGACAGGTTAAGTTAGGAAATATTAAAGAGGGTTTAAAATTAGAGATACCTGAAATAGATGAGTATTTTAGATTTAAACCTACAAACCTTAATTTTATATTAGGACACGCAAACGTAGGAAAGACTTCGGTAATAATGTATTTAATGCTGTGTTATTCAAAAAAGTATAACCTTAAATGGTTAGTTTATACTTCTGAGAATGAAACATACGGAGTTATTAGAAGATTAGTTGAGTACCTTTGTGAAAAGCCGATACAACATATTGATGATTTTGATTTCAATTACCAAGTAGGTTGGATAAACGACCACTTTAAATTTGTAGCAACAGATAGAATATATACATATAAGCAGTTATTAGACTTAGGTAAAGCAGTTAAGGAAGCTTGGGACTATGACGGAGTATTATTAGACCCGTATAATTCTATTGCTAAAGATAGTCAGGTATTAAAGTCGGTGGGAGGTAACTCTCACGATTACGATTATTACGCAACTAGTGAGATGAGAATATTTTGCAAGGTTAATAAGGTTGCTATGTGGATATGTGGGCACCCTAGTACAGAAAGTATTAGAAAAGTACATAGAGACGGACATTTTTACGCAGGACACCCTGTACCGCCTAATAGCTCAGATATTGAGGGAGGAGGAAAATTTGTAAACCGATGCGATGATTTTATGGTAATACATAGATATATATACCACGCAGCAGATTATATGAAAACTCAGATTTATATGCGTAAAGTCAAGGAGATAGAAACAGGAGGAAGACCTAATAGCATAGATAGTCCAATAGAGATGCGAGCTATGAAAAATAATGTAGGTTATGAGATAGGAGGAAAGAGTATTTTAAAATTAATTGAGGAACAGAAAGCACCGTTTTAATATGACACCAAAAGAAAAAGCAAAAGAATTAGTTAAAAAAATGCATATTGAAAGTGATATAATTTACGTTATGTCTAAAGCACAAGCTAAAAAGTGTGCATTAATCGCAGTTGATGAAATTATAGAAGCTATTAAAATAGCAGATAATATTACTTTTATGTATGTTATTGATTATTACAAAGAAGTTAAACAAGAAATAGAAAAATTATAAATAAAAATAAAATGGAAACTAAAAAAGAATTAACAGAAAAATATGTGCATAAATTAGTAACTAGCGTAATGACAGCTCAGATATTAAATAATCAATTACACGAGCTAAGTGTTGTAGGTTTGTTTCAGAAAAAAGACAAACAAATAATAAATAATGCAGTTAGAATACTAGAGAATATAGAGACTACATATTACGATAAGTTTTGGGAGGAGAAAGAAAAAGATACAAGCGATGTTTATCTAGTGTATGAGACTTTTATTAAAGTAGTAAGTAACATACCTATTTATGATGTAGAAAACTTAATGTATTTATATGATTTATATAAAAACCATACAGAGAAATTAAACAATTTAATAGACGAAATTAATGGAAATGAAATTTTACCTGACAAGAGTTAGAGGTTTCGCTATCGGTGTGATAGTGTACAAACCTAGTTACGAATATGATGATGTTACAGAGGAAGACGAATTTACTGAAATAGACATTATCTTAGGTTTTATAAGTATTAAATTAGTATGTTAGAATTATTAGCTAAACAGCATACAACTTGGATAAAATACTTAAGGTCGTTTGGCTGTCCTGAGTATTTATGTGAGGACTTCGTACAAGATATGTATATTAAAATTTATGAGTATTTAGAAAAATACGATAAAGATTTAATGTATAACGGAGACGAGGTAAACTATTATTTTGTATATGTAACTTTATATAATCTTTATAAGGATAGCCACAGAAAAAAGAAACTAAACTTTATAGATGTTTTAGATTTTCAGGAACTAGAAATAGAGGACTTAGTATATTTTGAAATAGATAATAGTAAGGAATTAGAAGCTATCGAGAAATGGTATAACTCAGAGAATAAAAATGTATACGAAGATTTATATTATAAGAAAATTTTTGAGGAGGTTTTTATAGAGAAAAAATCAGTTTCAGAACTGAGCCGAGAAAGTAAGATTACATATTGGAGTTTAAGAAATGCTGTTAAGATAATTAAAAAACAAATAAATGATTTAACTTAAAAATAAAATATGCCGATACCTAAACCAAATAAAAATGAAACACAAAAAGACTTTGTGAAAAGATGTGTAAATAATGATATTATGATAAATGAATATCCTGATGTAAAACAGAGATATAGTATTTGTTTAATTCAATTTGATAAAAAATGATACGATCACTAGACAAGTTTTATTTAAAGAAAACAATTAGGAGGTATGAGAATATACCACACCTACAATGTATATACACAAACGGACTAGAAACTAAAATAATTGCCTATCAGTATGGAGAGGATATTAAAACTATAATATATGAAAATGAAACTAGGGACTAAGTTAGAAATACTATTTAAGTATACAGGAATTAAATTTATTGTTAAATGGTTTAGCAATTTATTTAATATAGATTGTGGCTGCGATGAAAGAAAAGATTTTTTAGATAATTTAGATAACATATATAGAAATGGAAAGTAAAGATTATTTTTTTTGGTATGATTTCAGAGCAGGAATAGGTAACACAATAACTAGAGAGGAATATAAAAAAGTCTGTGAGTTACACGCTAAATACTTCGACCATAAAGTTAAATACGTTTGTACCTGTAAACCTAGTGCAATACAAAAATACATAGATGATTTAAACAAGGTGTTTAAAAATTCGCCTAAGCCAAAAATTAGATGATAAAAAAAATTAAAGAATGGGAGTTAGCAACAGTTAATTTGTTAAACCTTGATGGGTGGAAATTAGAAGTTTCAAAAGATTACGACCATTACGATGCTATAGGATATACACCTAAGGGGTTAAAATGCGTAATTGAAATGAAATTCAGGAATGATTACTACGAGGAGAAGATGTTAGAGAAAAAAAAGTATGATAAACTGATGCAAATGTATGATTATGTAAAAATATATTTTGTAAATGATGCTAAGGGAAACTATTTTTTTTGGCTAGATGATATGGTAATGCCTGAGATAAAAATAATGCAACTTCCGAAGCAAACCCTTTGGAATAAAGACAAAGTAACTAAGGAGATATATTTACTTCCTGAGAGTAAAGCAACTATAATTAATAGGAATAGTTAAATTTTTTTAAAAAAATATATATTTTACTTGTTTTATTAAAAGTTTGTTTATATCTTTGTCAAAGAAAATTAAAACAAACTAATTAAAAACAGAAAATATGAAAACTTACAATGGAATTACACTAGAATTTAAAGTTACAGGAAGAGATAATTATATGAGCCTTTCAGACCTTGCACAAGATTTAACTATAAAAAGTTTAATTGAAATTTTAGGTACATTAAAATCTTTAAATAAACAAATGACTATTATGAACAGGTTAGAAAAAGAAGGTATAGATGATAATTTGTATTTTGAATTACTTGAAAATTGTAATGGTTATTAATTTAAACTAAAAGAAAATGAACGATTTTATGTACAACAAAGTAATGCAATTAATAGAAGAAAAATTGCAATTAGAATTAGAGATTATTAGATTAAAAAGAGAATTAGAAATTATTAAAATAGAACAAAGATGAGAACAGAAATTATAGAATATTACGAAGTTGAGTTTGAAGTAGAATACAGATTTATTGAGGGAGACTTTAGTACAGGTTTAAAAGATAGCTTTATTATACAAGCTGTTTATGTGAATGGAGTAGAAGTTTACGAAATATTAAGCGATAAGGTAATAGATTATTTAAATAACGAAATTGCTCAGAGATGCTAACTAAAGATACTTGGTATACTGTTTTAAACGAGATTAGAGCGTATGCACAAACAGACACAGAACTAACGCATATTAATTTAGAAATGCGAATAAGAAATAACAAATCAGGAGAAAAGAAAATAAGTACTTGTAAAATTAACTTAACAACAGACCAATGAAAATTAAAACACTAGACGGAAAAGAATGGGACAAAAAAGAACTAATAGACAATATGTACGAAGATAGCTTTTATTATGGCTATTTAGGAAAGAATGCTTTTAGTAGTTCTGCTATGAAAATGTTATTAGATAGCCCAAAGACTTATAAATATGTTACTCAATATGGTTCAGGAGAGAGCCAAGCATTAAGAGATGGAAAGTTATTTCATACGATGATGCTAGAACCTGAAAAAATAGATGGCTTTACTTTTGTAGATGTACAGAGTAAGAATACGATTAAGTATAAAGAAGCTGTTTCTTTTGGAGGAGAGGTATATACAAATAAGGAGAGAAAAGATGCAGAGAGATTATGTGATGCTATTTATAAAAATGAGAATGCTAGAAGTCTGCTTATAGGTTGTGATTACGAAATACCTGAGGCAGGTATATTACACGGATACCCATTTAGAGCTAAGGCAGATATTTTAGGAACAAATAGGATAATAGATTTAAAAACTACCACTAATGTTAAAGACTTTAATTACTCTGCTAAAAAGTATAGATATAACTTACAGGTTTATATTTATTGTCAGTTGTTTAATGTAGAATTTAAAGATTTTAAATTTATATGTATTGATAAGGGAAATTTAGATATTGGAATTTTTGATGTATCGGAGGACTTTTATTACTCAGGAGAACAACTTTTAGATTTGTCTATTAAGATTTATAAAGAATGTATAGAGGACACTAACTACGATGTAAACGATTATGTAATTTATGGTACTTTGTAAGATGGGAAAGATTTATATAGTAGGATATTCAAAGGGGAGTTATTCAGATTATCAGGAAATAAATATTTTTGCTACTAGTGAAAAAAATATAGCTATAAAATATGTAACTAGATTTAATAAAATACTAAAGCAGTTAGAGCAAGATAATAAAAGATTTGAAAAACCTGATTGTTCTATGAATTGGATAAAAGATGATTGCCATCAATATTATAGGAGATGGTATGAAGTAAGAGAAATTAATAATGCCTTTTGGGAGGAATTAGATTTAAGATAATGGGAAAGATAAAAAATATATACATACCTGAGACACATTGTTTAAGTCAGTCAAACGGAGAACTTTACATAGAGGGAGAGAATTTTAATATAGTTTGGAATTGTGAGACTTTATATACTGATTTACCTCACATTGTTAGAATGGTATTAGAGGCTAGAGAAGAGACAAATAATAGAATTAAAGAACAATTAAAAGAATTAATATTATGAACACAATACTAGAAGAGGCAGAGCAATACGAATTTACCAATGGAAAGTATGGTTTTATTGCAGGTGTTAAATGGCAACAGGAACAAGATAAAATAAAAAACAAAGAAAAAACCTATTGGGATATTTTGAAAGAGGCAAAAGCTTATTTTTATTAAAAACAAATAATAAAATGGAGATAACAAGAATTAAAAATCCTAAATTTAGAATAGGTAGATTTATATTAAATGAATATGAATTAAGACAACTACAATTAGAAGTAGCGAAAGGTTTAAAGCCGAGTGGAATTATAGTACAATCTTTACAAAATAAACGTCTTGATATGATACAACCAAATGGTAAGTTTTTAAATGGTTTTGGTGAAAATTCTGGTTATGATATTGGAAGTAAAATATCAATAGAACATTGGAAATTATTAAATAAAGAAAACAAATAAGATATGACAAACTTAGAGAGAATAACAGATGTACTAGAGTTTTATTACGATAGAGGAACGAATAAAGAAAGTATAAACGAATTATATAGAAAGATATTAAATGAAACTAGACAAGAATAGAGGTGTTACCCTAGAGGACAACTTAGGACTATCTGAGGGGTTTATGACCGAGTTAGACGAAAAGATAGATGATAGCATACATTATGGTATTGGAGTAGCTTATAAGATAGACATTATAGATTACGTATTAAAAAACTTTAGTTATAATGAGCTAGTTATTATAGCTAGTAAATACATAGATGATGCAGCAGCATATTATATAGATAATGAATATTAAAATGAAAAAAGAGACACACAGAGTAGGAAACAGATATTTAAAAGTAGCTGATAGGATAAAAGAAATAACAGGAGTTAATATATTTGAGAACAAGAGAACATTACAAATAGTAGATGCTAGAAGTACAGCTTGTTATATTTACAATAAATACTATAATGGTAGTCTGCACGAGATAGCAAACTTCTTTAAAGAAAACGGAAAGCATTACGATCATAGCTCTGTATATTATAATATACAATTATTTGAGGAAGTAAGACAGAGGAGAAAAGATATAGATACAAACTTAGGTTACTTAGTAGGCTCAATAGATATAAGCACACAATTAAACATAGTTATAGATACTATCCTGAGTAATGAGGATAAGGAAAGAATTATCAATATAGTAAACAGACTTGTTAATAAGTATCAAAACAAAAATAAACCCGTTATATAATGAAACCGAAACACTACACAGGTGCAAATAGTTACGATGTAATAGACTTCTGCAAAGATTATGATTTAAACTTCAACAAAGGTAATATTATAAAATATCTAGTAAGAGCAGGTAAGAAAGATGATGAGCTTAGAGATATGAGAAAAGCATTAGATTACCTAGAGAGAGAGATAGCATACTTAGAGATAAAACAAACAGAGTGGATAGAAAATAACAAATAGATATGAAAGAATTTAAAATAGAAATATCAGAAACTTTACAAAAAACAATTAAAGTAAAAGCTAAAGATTTTAACGAAGCATATAATAAAGTTTTAGAAGATTATAGAAACGGAGATATTATATTAGATAGTAACGATTTTGTAGATTACGAAATAAAAGAAATTTAATTATGGAAAATTACAGTAGTTGTTGCGGTGCAGAGCCACACCACATATGGAGTGATTTATGCAGTAGTTGTTTAGAGCATTGTGAATTTGAAAACGAATAAATAATAAAATTATGATAGTAGATATTAATAAAGTAAAGGGTAATACTAATAACCCTAGAATAATAAAAAACGATAAGTTTAAAAAATTAGTAAAATCAATTAAGGACTTCCCTGAGATGTTAGAACTTCGCCCTATTGTAGTAGACGAGAATATGGTAGTGCTAGGAGGTAATATGCGACTAAAAGCTTGTATAGAGGCAGGACTTAAAGAAGTACATATTACAATAGCAGAAAATTTAACAGAGGAACAGAAACAAGAGTTTATAGTTAAAGACAATGTAGGCTTTGGAGAGTGGGATTGGGATATGTTAGCTAATGAATGGAATACAGATTTATTAACAGAATGGGGACTTGATGTACCTACTATAGATGATTTTACAGGAGTAGAAGAACAAGAAATAGTATTTAGCGAATATTTAGATGAGGCACATAATTATGTAGTATTGCTTTTTAGTTCTGAGGTAGATTGGCTTAATGCACAAACACATTTTAACTTAAGTTCGGTACACTCTAAGAGAGCAAACGGTAAACCTTGGAGTAAAGGAATAGGTAGAGTATTAGACGGAGCAGAGTATTTAAAAGACTTAAAAAATGAATAACATTTATATACCATCATATAATAGACCTAATTCAGTTAAAACATATGAGTATTTAGGATGTGGAAAAATAATTGTGCCTAAAAGTCAGGAGAAAGAATATAGAATTAAATACGGAGATGCAGTACAGAGTATAGATGACAATTTAGATGGTTCAGTATCTAAAAAAAGAAATGCTATATTAAATTTAATTAAAGAGGAACAAGAAGACGGTTACGGCTGGATAATAGACGATGACCTAGTAAAAATAAAAAGAAAGAAAGAAGCAATAGACTTAGAACAAGATAGTGCCTTAGAGTTATTAGAAAAGGTATATTTAATGGCTAAAGATATGAATATTGCATATGCAGGTTTAGATTACTCACTAGACAATATGAAGTTAAAAGATTTTCAACCTTTTAGTTTTACAAAACCTATTTTTGGTGGAACATTAGTAATGGCTAAAGACGATCTTAAATACGATGAGAGATTTAGACTTAATGAAGACGTAGAGTTTTGGGTACAGAAATTAAACCGTCATAGAAGGCTTTTAAAAGACAATCAATATGCTATGGTATTCTATGGAGAAGATGGAGGAAAGGATAGCGTAATTAAATACACAAATGATGATAGGAGGGTATATGCAAATATGCTAAACAATAAGTGGGGATATAAAGCAATGGTTTGGAATAAAACAAGATTTGAATTTAAAACACCAATTAAAGGAGTATGATAATTTACGCACCAAGTTACAAAAGAGCTAAAGGAGTTAAGACACACAAAATATTACCTGAGGTTAATTACTGTGTACACGAATTCGAGGCAAAAGAATATATAGATTTAGGATATAACGTAAAAGTATTACCTGACAGTATAAAGGGAAATATTGCTAGAGTTAGAAATTATATTTTAGATAATTACATAGGGGAAAGAGGACTAATAATTGACGATGATATAGAAGCTATTAAAAGATGGGATATTTATAAAGGTAAACCTAAACAAATAAATATAGATAACTTAGAGGAATGGATAGAACAGGGCTTTATTATGTGTGAGGAATTAGGTGCTAAATTATGGGGGGTTAATATATTAGGAGACAAAGGTAGTTATAGAGAATACTCGCCATTTGGTTTGACTAATACGGTATCTGCTTCTTTTATGGGTTTTATAAATAATAAATTAAGATTTGACGAAAGATTACCTTTAAAAGATGATTACGATTTTTGTTTACAGAACCTTAATGAGTTTAGAAAGATATTGAGAATTAATTATGCTTGTTTAGTTAAGAAAGACCACGGAAACTTAGGAGGGTGTGCAGATTATAGAACAATGAGCAGAGAGATGGAACAATTAAAATTAATGCAGAAAAAATGGGGTAACAAAATAGTTAAACTAGATACTACGTCTAGAGGTAAGAAAATAAAAAACTTCGATTTAAACCCAATTATAAAAGCACCTATAAAAGGCATTTAATATGAACAAAACCGAACACATTAAAAAAGATGCACTACTTCAAGCATTAGAAAAAAGTTTAGGAGTTGTTACTACAGCCTGTAAGCAAGTAGGAATAGGAAGAACAACTTATTACGATTGGTTAAATACAGACAAAGATTTTGCTAAACAAGTTTCAGAAATACAAAATGTAGCTTTAGATTTTGCAGAAAGTCAGTTACATAAACAAATTGGAGACGGTAGTACTGCTGCAACTATATTTTATTTAAAAACAAAAGGTAAAAACAGAGGATATATTGAGAGACAGGAAATAGTTACAGATGCAGATAACTTTTTTAAAGTCGAGATAATAGATGACGAAAGTAAAGACTAACGTAGTATTTAAGCACCTTAATAACTCGGATAAGAGAATAACTATTGAGCAGGGGGGTACTAGGTCAGGAAAGACCTATAATATTCTTATATGGCTTATATTTGGTTATTGCTCAAAACATACAGGAAAGACTATTACTGTAGCTAGAAAAACATTCCCTAGTTTACGGACTTCTGCTATGCGAGACTTTTTCGAGATATTAAGAACATACGACTTATATAGAGAAGATAGCCACAATAAAAGTAGTTCAGAATATAACCTTAACGGAAACTTAATAGAGTTTATATCCTTAGACCAACCTACAAAGGTAAGAGGTAGAAAAAGAGATTTACTTTATATTAATGAAGCTAACGAGTTATATTGGGAAGATTGGCAACAATTAGTATTCAGAACTAAAGATAAAATAATAATTGATTATAACCCGTCTGACGAGTTCCATTGGATATATGATAAGGTTAAGACTAGAGATGATGCAGACTTTTATATAACTACTTACAGAGATAACCCATTCCTGCCTGATGAGATTAAAAAAGAAATTGAAAGGTTAAGAGATACTGACGAGAATTATTGGCAAGTATATGGACTAGGACAAACAGGTCAGAGTAAAGCATTAATCTTTAGAATACACGAAATAAAAGAAATACCTAAGGAGGCAAAGTTTTTAGGGTATGGTATGGACTTTGGGTTTACTAACGATCCTACTACATTATCAGCAGTCTATATGAGTGGAGATAATTTATACTTTGATGAGTTAATATATAAAACAGGTTTAACAAACCCTGATATAGTTAAACAGTTTGAGAGTTTAGGAATAGATAGGAGAGCTGAGATATTTGCTGACGATGCAGAGCCAAAAAGTATAGAGGAGATATACCGAATGGGTTGGAATATAAAAGAAGCTAAGAAAAAAGAAATAAACTTAGGTATTGATATAATGAAGAGATACAAATTACATTGTACTAGTAGCTCTGTTAATATGATTAAGGAATTTAAAAACTATAAATGGGTAGAGGATAAGAACGGAAATATACTAAACAAGCCACAGGATATGTTCAACCATACAATAGACGGTATTAGATATCTGCTATATAACAAGATAAGTAGACCAAATTACGGAAAGTATGCTATTAGATAAAAAAAAAACGCATTTGTTAATCATAGTAAAATAAGGGGTTTATAAATTATTTTAAAAAAAAATGAAAAAAAAGTTTAAAAAAAGTTTTGTTATTAAAAAAATGTTTATATCTTTGTAAAAGAAAATTAAAACAAACTAATTAAAATCAGAACATTATGGCTTACATTTCATCACAATCAGTAAAAGAAATTAGAAACAGTATTAAAGAATTATACCCTGCAAAAAAAGGTTGGAAATTCTCAATAACTAGAGAGCATTACTCTAGTGTTAGATGTGAAATATTATCTGCACCTATTGAGTTGAGAGTTGATACAACAAAACAAAATGAGGGAGTTAATCATTTTTGGTTAGAAAGCAGATACGAGGGGAAAAACGATACAGCTACTGAAATACTAAAAAATATTAATAGTATTTTAAACTTAAATAATTTTGATAATAGCGATGCTATGACTGATTATTTTCACGTAGGGCATTACGTTACAATATCAATAGGTGCTTGGGATAAACCATTTCAATTAATAAACTAAATACTATGAAAACAGAAAAAGAAATTATAATTAATGAGTTAGAAACATTAATTTATTTAGCTGAATTATCAGAGAGAAAATACGAAGAAAAAGAACTAAAAAAAATACTTAACTAT